TCACCCTGTTTTTGTGTTGACGATCACCCAATCTTTTCCTCTGTCATCATTATATTTGTCTGTCATTTTTCTTGATTTATGGCCGAGTAATTTTTGCGTGTCGACACCTTGTTCTCTGTACAAGCGTTCTGATAATGATCTCTGTTCGTGAAAAGTGGGTGGGGATCCCTTATCCCATTTCAGTCCACTTCTGTCACGTGCTTTTTTGAATGTTGAAGTTAAAGAACTGGTTGAAACCTGATCACCGCGGTTTGCTTGTGAGGTGGTATGTCTGAAATGCACAAGATATTTACTGATGACTGCATCCCGGCATTTAGATACAACGTCCCGAAGAGTTAAACCCAGGGCTTCACATTTCAAGTCCAATGGTATGGCTAAACGCGATCCTGTTTTTTCCTGTTCGACATGGAGCATATCGTCCCATATGTCTTTAAACTTCATGTTACAGATATCGCCCAAACGCTGACCTGTTATTATCGCGAGCAACATTCCACACTGGAGGTACGGTTCTTGCTTTTCGGCAGCTTCATAAATAGTTTTCCACTCTTCCAGAGAAAGACGCTGACGAGTGACTCTGTTTCTCGGCTGCTTGGTCGCCAGGGCAGGGTTATAGCCTGGAGGGACATGACCGTTATGTTGCGCTTCTTTGAATACATCAATCAAAACCATGCGAACAACTTGCGCCATACGATTATGGCCTTCAGCCTTAACTGCATCCGTTATCTCAGAGATATCCAATGCGGAAATATCTTTCAAATATTGCATACCGCAATGTTCGCGAAATAACCTGACTGGTTTTGCTTTCTGTCGATAAGAATTAGGTCTGAGTTCACGGTGTTTTAACCGTTCGTCCTGAATTTCAATATACTTATCAATCCACTCAGTGACAGTAATGTCCGTTCTTCTGCCTTTCATTCTGGCAAGACGGTCGTTAACACTAAGAACCTGCCTGGTTCTTTGTTCTGCAATGATCGTGTTCGCTTCGGATGCAACCTTTTTAGCTTCCACTTCATCAGTACCCAAGCTGTGAAAGCGTCCGGAAACAGGATGTTTATATTGCCAATAAATCTTGCCCGTCCGCTTATCTAGCTTGCAGTATAGATTCGGAATTGAAATTTTGTGAGAACGTGGTCTAGCAGCCATCTGCAATAATCCGTTGTAATCTTGGACTGGCGTTTGCCGGAATTTTCGGTTCGGCAAGCGTACCAACAAATCGAGCATTACGGTCTACCATCCAGTAACGACCTACTTTAACAGCTGGAGGTATCATCATTTTGCCTTTAGCGTATTTCTTAAGGATACGCTCACTTGGTGCTTGCGCTCCGAACTCCTCATTGGCCCAGTCGAGTAAGGGGATCATTCGTGACATTTATTTTTCTCCACAAAGCCCGGCTGCACCCGGGCTGTAACATCAAATATCAGTGCTGGTGGTCGGTATTAATATCAGCCGCCTTCAACGCGCTCCCACCAATGTCTTGATCTGATTGCCTTCACTACAGACTCTTTATCTTTTTATGCAGCACATTGGCGTAGCTCCATCAGTTCATTAAAGCGGGCCATAAACAGGCCGAAAGCCTGACTGGGGCGAAGCGGGTAGATTTCGAATAAATCTGTCGGGGGGATACCTTCCAGTATTACCCAGGGAATACTGTCATCAATATCCAGATCGCGGCGTTCAGTTGCCAGCATGGTCAGATCTGCATACTTCACTACGCTGGCTTCTTCCAGTGGCAAGCCAAACTTAAAGCGGATCAGTTGATCGGTTCGTTTCTCAATCTCGCGATAATCAGGCAGTAACGCTTTTAATGGGGCAGGGATATCCTGGCAATACGCTTCGGCTGCGTCGTGCATCAGGGCTTCAAAGGCAAACTCCGGTGATACAAGCTGGCTGCACAGTACGGAATGCTGCGCCACGCTATAAAATTCAGGGAGATGTCCGGAGAAGCGGCAAATATTGGAAAGCGCCACGGCGATATCTTCAATATCAATGTCGTCAATAGTTGCGCTGAGATAATCAAATTGTTTACCTGAAAGTGTTTGAATAAAACTCATCGTTGGTTCTCCTTATAATTTATTTCGCGCTGCACCGCGTGAATTTTGGTTGTGCGAATCCCTCGCCGAGTGGCGATAATTAACAGAATTACACTTCAATAAATCCCCGCGGCGCCGGGGATTTAATGCAGAGCAATTACGCTTTAAAGTTACCGATGAACGTTTCTACTGATTCACCGTCGAATTTGCTGATCAGCAGGTCGCGGAATTCATTGGCGATCGCTTCTTCCTGCGCTTCCATTTGTACGATACGCAGAACAAAGCGAGGTTCATCACCGGTCAACAGGCTGTTGCGGAGGCTGAACGCACGTTCACCGAGACCCTCATATGGAACACATTTGAACTCAAAAGCCACCGGCATAACGTCTTTGCTGCTGGCCTCAATGCTTTGCATAAGGGATTTCTTACCGCTGAAATCGCCATCTTCATGATCCTGCTGGGTTGCCTGTTGGATCGTAATGCGGCGAACAGCCTGGGCAGCCTGTGAAATCTGCATTGTGTTACCGTCAGAATCGAACGCCAGGAGATAATCGCTCCAGTCTTCAAGCCATTCGGCGATTTGTTTTTGTTTCAGGCGTTCCCCGTTGATCTGTAGCAGGGCGCGGAATGGTGCAGTCTGTTTCAGCGTGATAGAAGCAACGTTGTCTGCATGACCGGGGTTATCCAGCGTACCAATATTGAAAACTGAGCGAGCTGTCATATGGTCAGCATCAATAAAGCAGCGTGCTTTTTCGGTTGCACTGGCATAGCCCTTTGAATAACGGACAAAGTCTTCAATGCTGGTGGTAGTCATGGCGCCGCGGAAGCGGAAACGCTCCAGAGCAAAGCGTTCAAGGCTTTCAACACCTGTTCCGGCAGGTAATAATGCTGTCGGGCAAGCCAGCCCCTGAATATCGTTCAGGTGATAGCCAGAAAGGACCAGGTCTTTTACCTGCTGAAAAGTGCCGCTGTCTAACTGAGACATAAAAATTCCTTATTAACTAATGATCAAAGTGGTGGTAGTGATTTGGTTAGCTGCGGTTCACTGAGCCGCTTTAAGCTTTCCGTCAGTAGTGCCTTTAATACTGAACAGTTGACCCTGATCTTCCTGCAGTATGGTGAGCTTTCCGCCCTTGTTAACCCACATTGGGGTTTCTGTTGTGTCCTCTTCTGACGCTTTACCGCGCGGCGTTGGAGTGCTGTACTGCAGCTTGTGTTTAATTTTGACGCGCTTCTCTTCGACTGAATTTCCCATGCGCTCAAAATCAAAGGTGAGGACTACCTTGCCTTTATTGCCGTTATTCAGAACGCCTAATCCGACAGTATTCAGCGCTGCCGCGATTTTGTTCATGAACACGCCGGCATCCAGTTCGCCCAGAAAGTCGGGCACTACGGTCATGCGGTCATCATTCATCGTTAACCCCTCAAGATGGCGGTTGCCACCGCCAGTTGGTTTCTCCACAAAACAGAAAAGAGCACCTGCTGTAACAGCTTTCCGGGTGGATTGGGTAATGAGCCCGTCGCGCGGAGATACTCTTTTCTGTTGTGTAAAAAGGTCGGCGTCACGGCAGAACACTGTCGCCTTCCTCCTGTTGTTGGAAGAGCCGGACGCCGACAAGTCTTCACACAGCAATAACGTTGTGGTGCCGGGTGCCTCCCGGTATCTGACGAAGGTTGCACGCCAGACGGGTGCTTAACTACAGAGGATCGACTGTCAGCTTCAACCTTACCCGCGTGCGCTGAGCCGCATTCACCACAACGATAAGAGTTCTCTCTCTTACAGAAGCGCTTTACCGCGCGGAAAAACTCTTATCTGTTGCTCTCCTGAAAAAGCTGGCGGTATCCGCTAACGTAATGGAACGGGCCGCCAGAATATCGCTTGCACTGGCTACAGGTATCTTCGGGCGGGGCACCGATGACCAGTCGGTACAACCCCTACGGTATTTACACTCCGACGCCGTCGGTTAAACGGCTCCGTGTTGTCGGCTGAGTTATCTGTTGCTGGTGGTCAACCCAGTTCCGCAACCCCTCCCGAAGACACCTTTCAGCGAATCATCCGGTCATTCGTATGCCACCGGCGGCTACTTCGTGGGCGTCCTGCCTGTTCGCTGCTCTATGAATGCAAATTACATTTAAATTGCACATCGCGCAAGTATAAAATTGCGATATATGCAATTTTGAGTCAAAAAAAAAGCCACCATAATGGTGGCCTTGTCGACGCTTTCTATTAATTGTGTCGTTTGAGTGACTGCGTCTGGCTTATCAGAACCTTGCCAAAAACGCCGAACCTGCACTCGTTGTCTTTGGTAATACTCCATTCCCTGTAGTTAGTGTTATCAGATATCACCAATAATTTATCGGGGATCATCTGCAGCCTTTTTACGTATATTTTATCATCAAAGCCAAAGACATAGATGCCATCACCATCGAACTGGTTGATGCTTATATCGACAAAAATAAGATCTCCCGGTTCAATTGTTGGCGCCATGCTGTCACCGCGCACGTTAATCACTTTAAGCTCAGCGGCAGGGCGCCCGCCAAACATAGCTAATGCTTTGTCCTTGTTATATTCGATAGCATGGATTACATCGATAACATCACCGCCCTGAATGAGTCCATTACCGGCGCTTGCACTGACATCCAGTATCTCGATACGGAACAAATCCTTCACGTTAGCTGAATCCTTCCTCATATCACTGTGTTTACATACAGTATTACCTTTTGGGTCTGAGGTAAAGAGTTCTGCTATATCAACACCTAAGCAGTCAGCCAGCCTAGAAAGTGTTTGTTCGGTAAATTGCTTTTGCTTGCCAGTCTCCAGACGAGAGATGTTTGCGGCATCCACGCCGATGGCTTCTGCTAGCTCAGCAATTTTCATGTTCTTCGCGCGGCGAAGTTGTCTGACACGGTTTCCTATATTCATGCGTTCATTACATTAATTTTTTGCGCATTGTGCAAATCAACTTGCGCAAGTTTGCCGTATGAAATAACATGCGACATACGCAAAAGAAGGGGGTTTTATGCAATCACCATTGAGAAAATTGCGGAAATCGCATGGCTATACGTTACAGCACGTCGCTAAAGGGGTTCAGGTTGATCCTGCAACATTAAGCCGGGTTGAAAGATGCGAGCAGGCTCCTTCAACAGAGCTTGCTGAGCGCCTGGCTCAATTTTACGCCGGAGAAATTAGCGAGATGCAAATTTTGTATCCAAACAGATATCAGCTTAGTGATTCGGCGATTTGACCGCCACCACAGCAGAAGGAGTAGATCCGTGGGACATGAACCTGAATGGAAAGTTGAAAAGCAGCCCCGCTGGCTGGTGGCCGCGATTAAAAAGACGATTTCCAGTCTTCATGGCGGTTATGAAGAAGCTGCGGAATGGCTGGATGTCACCAAAGATGCTCTGTTTAACCGCCTGCGTACTGGTGGTGATCAGATCTTCCCGATTGGGTGGGCGCTGGTACTGCAACGTGCCGGAGGAACCTATCACCTGGCACATTCAGTAGCCAGGGCATCAGGTGGCGTTTTTGTTCCGCTGGCAGATATGGAAGAAGTGGATAACGCAGATATTAATCAGCGCCTGCTGGAAGCGATTGAGCAGATCACCAGTTATTCCCAGCAAATCAGGGTGGCTATCGAAGATGGCGTTATTGAGCCACATGAAAAAGCCGTGATTGATGAGGAGTTGTATCAGGCGATCGCAAAGCTGCAACAGCATTCGACACTGGTATACAGAGTTTTTTGCGCGCCAGAAAAGGGTGACGCCCGCGAGTGTGCAGCTCCGGGCGCCGTGGCGTCAAATTTTATGGAGAAAACCAACGCATGAACAGTTTAACGGTAAATAACCGTTTGTCGCAACAACCGGGGATGTATGAGTACCGGCCGTTACGTCATGAATGCAGATTACCAAATAGCCTGGTCGTGCGTAACCACAGGGAACACAGCCTGACCGTGGGGGATGACTCGTGCAGGAACTTAACCGCTGGTTTCGTGATGGAAGGGGTCTTTATGTCCATGTCATTCGCTGGGAACCAGAAACTGAGCGCGTTATCTATCTGCGCAAGGGCTATCCGCATGAGTGTTTTAGCCCTTTGTGGAAATTCAGGCGTGATTTTGTTGAGTGTGAAGCGCCAGGAACACATTGATTCTGCAATTCCGGGACGTTACACTGTTCAGGCACCTCATAAAGCGGGTGCCGGGATTGGCGTCCTGGAATTGTTATCGGCGACAAATGACGCGCCTGCGTCTTTTTTATTGTCGCAGCTCGGCTATATCCAAATTATGGTGGGCTGGGTAGGGGCACCGAAAGGTGCGCCGGTTTCCGATAACGCCGGTTACGCCAACCCTGCTCAGTTCACCACCAGTGAAATTGGCGTTTCCGGTGGTGGAGTCACATCCAAGTTATCGGAGGCGGCCATCATGGCTACAGTCCCAACTCTCGCTCAACCTGAAATCAGTGTTATTAACGGGCAAGCCGTTACTTCTTCCCTTGCTGTTGCCGACTACTTCACCAAACGTCATGACGATGTTCTGAAAAAGATCCGCGCACTTGATTGCTCTCCTGAGTTTACTGCCCGCAATTTTGCGGTGAGTGATTACACCGACGCATCTGGCCGCAAACTACCTTGCTATCAAATAACCCGCGACGGCTTTGCTTTCCTTGCTATGGGCTTTACGGGCAAACGCGCCGCCCAATTCAAAGAGGCATACATCAATGCCTTTAACCAGATGGAGAAACAACTTTCAACTCCATCGGGGCTGAGCGATGCAGCACATAATGCCAGCGTTCTTTATTCCTACATTTCATCCATTCATCAGGTCTGGTTACAGCAGCTTTATCCCATGCTGGAAAAAGTGGAATCTCCGCTGGCCGTAAGCCTGTACGACCGCATCAATGACGCTGCGGCGCTTGCGAGCCTTATCAATATGACACTGAACCGTTCAGAGGTAAGGGGGCGCAAATGATCCGGAATATTTTTAAACGGTTCACCAGCCAACGTTTTCATTGCCCTCGTCCAGGACAGTGGTACAGCACACCAGAAGGGTACGTTCTGCGTATTAGCCTGGTCGATCGCGAATGTCAGAAGGTTGTCTGTGAGCCTCTTGGGCGTAATTACCGCGTCAACATGCCGCTTATTGCCTTTCGTTCCGGCAAAAACATGAAGCATCTCGGAGGTGCTGCATGAGCACTAAATTAACAGGCTATGTATGGGATGCCTGTGCAGCTTCGGGAATGAAATTATCCAGTGTGGCTATCATGGCTCGTCTGGCTGATTTCAGCAATGACGAAGGGGTCTGCTGGCCATCCATTGAGACAATTTCTCGTCAGCTTGGGGCCGGGGTAAGTACAGTCAGAACGGCGATAGCAAAACTGGAAGCTGACGGCTGGTTATCACGTAAAGCCAGACGTCAGGGAAACCGTAATGCCTCCAATGTTTATCAGCTAAATGTGGCAAAGCTGCAGGCGGCTGCATTTGCTCACCTGTCAGATCCTGACCAGTCAAAATCTGACCCATCAGAATCTGACCCATCAAAATCTGACCCGTCGAAATCTGACCCGTCGAAATCTGGCAAAAACGGCGGTTTTGACCCGTCAGAATCTGGCGGGGATCCGTCAGTAAAATCAAAACAAGATCCACAAGTAATTTCAAAACCCTCTTGTCCGGTTGCATCGCAACCAGACCCTGAAGTCGTGATTACCGACCAGGCAATTTTGGTTCTGACCCATTTGAACCAGATCAGCGGATCCCGGTATCAGAAATCAAAAACATCCCTGGAGAACATCCGTGCCCGACTGCGTGAGGGATACAGCGTTGCAGACCTGCAACTGGTTATCGACCTGAAGCATGAGCACTGGCACGAGAACGATGAGCAGTACCAGTACATGAGGCCGGAAACGCTGTTTGGCCCGAAGAAATTCGAGAGCTATCTGCAAAGCGCTACCCGCTGGGATCAGAAGGGACGGCCTAAACGCGCTGACTGGGGGGCGAAAAAGCGCGATGTGATGGCTTTTGGTCCAGTTGATACAACGATTCCTGCGGGGTTCAGAGGATGACGTTAAACAAATATTGCCATGCGCTGGCGGCACTACGTAGCCAACCAGCCCACGAATTGAAAGAAGTTGGCGATCAGTGGCGGACACCGGATCTGCTTTTCTGGGGTATTAATGCGATGTTCGGACCTCTGATGCTGGATCTGTTTGCTGACGACGATAACGCTAAGTGCCCTGTGTGGTACACCGCCGAAGATAACGCGCTGGTGCAGGATTGGGCGGAAATGCTGGAATCAATCGGCGGTGCCGCATTCGGTAATCCACCGTATAGCCGTTCACAGTACTACGAGAAACAGGCGATCACCGGTATGACCCATATCATGGATCGCACAATGGAAATGCGTGAAAAGGGTGGGCGTTACGTGTTCCTCATTAAAGCAGCGACAAGTGAAACGTGGTGGCCGGAAGACGCTGACCACATCATGTTTATCCGCGGTCGTATTGGTTTCGATCTCCCAGTGTGGTTTGTTCCTGCGGACAATAAGCAGAAACCCACTGGTGCTTTCTTTGCTGGCGCCATTGCAATCTTCGATAAATCCTGGCGCGGCGAGCATTTCAGCTACATCAGCCGTACCGAACTGGAGGAAAAAGGGAAGGCGTTTATGTCACTGGTCGAATTTGCTGCGGGAAAGGTTCAGCCACCAGCCACCACGGTTCCAGAGCAAGAAGAACCCATTGTAGCGCCAGCAGTATTACCTGATGTGGATTCGCGTATCTGGCCGCTTGAGGTTGGTCTGGTGTTCAACCAGGTTGAGGGGGCGGATTCTCTGGACGCATTACAGCAGAACAAGCTGAAAGCCAACATTAATCAACTCTGGCTGGAACGAACAGCCACCAGCGAAATCATTACTGCAGCTTCTGAACTTGTTCGCAATATGCGGGGAGAGGCCGTGTGAAACTGATCCTGCCTTTTCCTCCGAGCGTGAACACTTACTGGCGCGCCCCTAACAAGGGGCCGCTGGCCGGTCGTCACCTCATTAGCGCTGATGGCCGTAAATACCAGAGCGCTGCCTGCGTGGCGATCATTGAGCAATTACGACGTCTCCCGAAGCCATCGACTGAACTAGCAGCGGTAGAAATCATCCTGTATCCGCCAGATAAGCGGATCAGGGATTTGGACAACTACAACAAAGCGCTGTTCGACGCACTGACCCACGCAGGAGTCTGGGAGGACGACAGCCAGGTAAAGAGAATGCTGGTGGAGTGGGGACCAGTTTTCCCGAAGGGGAAGGTAGAAATCACGATCACGAAATTTGAAACAGGGGCGGGTGCAGCTGCCTGAACATGGAGAAAGAAGCATGAATAATTTAATGGTCATTGATGGTATCGAAGTTCGCCGCGACGTTCATGGGCGCTATTGTCTTAACGATTTGCACCGTGCTGCTGGTGGAGAGCAGAAATATCGTCCGAAATACTGGCTTGATAATAAGCAAACCCGTGAGCTGATTGAGCAACTTTTCACCGAGGGCGGAATTCCATCCTCGGAACAAAATCAATCAGTTAGATTTTTTCAGGGCGGTTGTGATACCCGAAGTTTGGTACGTGCTCCAGTAAATACTGTTCGCGGTGGTGCTGAACAAGGTACATACGTATGCAAAGAACTGGTGTTTGCTTATGCAATGTGGATCAGCCCGTCTTTCCATCTCAAGGTGATCCGCACGTTCGATCGGATTACCAGTGTGCCACAAACATCTTCTGGTATGGCTGCCGATAAGATGCAGGCGGGGGTGATTCTGCTGGGTTTTATGCGCAAAGAGTTAAACCTGTCCAATTCATCGGTACTGGGCGCGTGCCAGAAACTCCAGGAGGCAGTGGGACTACCTAACCTGGCGCCACAATATGCCATTGATGCTCCGGCTGGCGCGCCGGATGGTTCAAGCCGCCCGACGCTTGCACTGAGCGCGCTGTTAAAACAGCATGGTATCCGGATGACGGCTAATCAGGTGTATCAGCAGTTAGCGAAGCTGGGTGTTGTTGAACATCGTGAGCGTTACAGTCGTTCCGCGATTAACGGCATTAAAAAATTCTGGTCGCTGACGGCGAAGGGCTGCATGTTCGGCAAAAACATCACCAGCCCGGCAAACCCTCGCGAGACGCAACCGCATTTCTTCGAATCCAAATTCCCTGAGCTGCTGAAGCTGCTCGATACCGTTCATTGAGGTGATCGTGAGAGCGTTACTGACCCCTGAAATTGCTCCCCGTATGGGCGTTGTATTGTTCAGGCCGGGATCGGAACTGATGCCCCTGTTTATGCAGGGGCGTGTTCTGCTTGAACCAGAGCCGGAACAATATTCATCTTTCGCCTGCGGCGCGGTCCCGGCGGTATCACAGCCGCTGGCGGATGATCCTGCTGTTCGTGATGTGTTCCGTAATGAGTCGGTTATCTATCGTGCTGGTGGTCTGGCTAGTCTGGAAAGCTGGCTACTCCGGGGGAATGGCTGTCAGTGGCCGCATTCAGACTGGCACAGCGAACAGATGACAACCATGCGCCACGCCCCGGGGGCAATCCGACTGTGCTGGCACTGCGATAACCTGCTGCGCGAACAGTTTACGGAACGGCTGAAATCAATAGCTGTGGAGAACACGACAAAATGGGTTTTATCGGTTGTTTGTCGTGATCTGGGTTTTGACGATATGCACGCAGTTACTCTCCCGGAACTGTGCTGGTGGATGGTACGCAATGACCTGGCAGAAGTCTTACCGGAGAGCGCTGCGAGAAAAGCATTAAGGATGCCGAAGGCAATTGTCCAGTCAGCTACCCGTGAAAGTGAAATTGTTCCCTCGGTGCCGGCCACCAGCATTGTACAGGATAAGGCGAAAAAGGTACTGGCGCTCAGGGTTGATCCGGAATCGCCGGAAAGCTTCATGTTACGTCCGAAACGCCGTCGATGGGTCAATGAGAGATATACCCGCTGGGTTAAATCCCAGCCGTGCGCCTGCTGCGGGAAGCAGGCGGATGATCCGCACCACCTGATAGGCCATGGTCAGGGAGGGATGGGAACAAAGGCGCATGACCTCTTTGTGCTGCCATTGTGCAGAACGCATCACAATGAGTTGCATGCGGACACCGTGGCATTCGAAGAGAAATACGGATCTCAACTGGAGTTGATATTTCGTTTTATCGATCGCGTGCTGGCAACTGGTGTGCTGGCGTAAATGGAGAACGCTTAATGATTAAACCTTCTGAAGTTGGTAAGTCTGGTGAAATGGTTCGCCACACTGCTGGTAGGGAACTCGGTAACGGATATGGTTATTCTGAACATCATAAAACAGTGTATGACCGTGAGCGTTATCTCGAAAAATTGCTGGCAACCATCAAACCCGTGACGCGTGCTGAAGCCGAGGAGGTGTGCCGCTGGTTCCTTGCAAGTGAAAAGGGCCAGTACATGGAAAACCACGGCGCGGCGGTGATGTTTAACCTAGTAGGGGAGTGTGAAGAATGAAACTGGAGGCATCACTAAAACACTTTAGCCCTCAGGGAATGCACATCAGCGACGACGTGAAAGGAACCTCTCCGGATCGTATCACCGGCACCGATGTTATGGCGGCTATTGGTACCACCAGCAGCCGCGCGCGGGTTGGTCTGTCAGCATTTTTCGGTAAGGCCGGGATCAGCAAAACGGATGAGCAACTGGCGGTACAGGCGCTGGCGCGACATGCGATGGAGACGGCTCCGAAGAACGTCAGGAAGGCCGCCGGATGTGAGTTCGGATGGTGTATGCAGGTACTGGCGCAGTTTGCCTTTGCTGAATATTCCCGTTCGGCGGCCACCACTGTGGCATGTCACACCTGTAAAGGCAGCGGACGAATTACCAGGACGCAGACAACACGCAAAGTATCTTATCCGTGGGGAAAAGCGCCATACTGGGCCAGCCGTTCCCGTGCCGTTCGTCCGTCAGACTGGGAGCAGTGGACTGAGGTAACGGAGATAGTGCCGACAGTCTGTGACGCCTGCGAAGGTAAGGGAACGATAAGCGCCCGGTGCCGTTGCGGTGGTAAGGGTGAGGTGCTCGACCGCAAAGCCACAAGCGAGTGTGGTGCGCCGGTGTTTAAAGCCTGTGAGCGTTGCGGCGGGAAGGGATTTTCTGCGGTACCGTCTACTGCAGCCTATAAAGCGATACTAAAACGTGTTCCAGATCTGCATGTCAGAACGTGGACCCGCAACTGGAAACCTTTTCTGGAGTCGCTGGTGGAGATTTGTTACAGAGAAGAATCCAGGGCAGACAGTGCATTTCAGAATGCCACGCGTTTTAATGATGATGGCGGAAAAATTTAGTTTTTTTACAACGTGGGGCTTGATTTTGTCCGAAGTTGTCCGTACGCTCCATGATTATGGATTTTTGCGCCTTTTGGTGATTAAGTTTAAAGGCCCGCAATGTTGCAGGTTCTACTATACGTTAACTTTTTAGTGAACATCTATTAATAATTTATCAATTAATAAATTCTTTTTTATTATACATCAAAAAATGAAATGTTTTTTTGTGTTTAAATAATATGGAATGAATTTAATGGGCTATAGTTTTATATGTTGCCATAATGATTGACAACCTTGAAACCAATTATTCTTAAGGAGTAGGAAATGGCTCAAATTAGGGAAATGTTGGATCAATCACAAGAAGCTCAAACTAAAGAACAACTTCAATTCCTCATAAATGCAGCTCAAGGGAAATTAAATGAGCAAAAAGAGAAGTTAGAGAAAATTTTTTTGAATCCGTCTGCTGAAGAAAAAATAAGAGTTATTCCTGATACGCAAATCAGATGGTACGATGAGTATCGTTGTAATGTAAAATCTGGAGCTTCGGATAGTATTGATAAAGTAATTGATGCCTTTTTTACCGGAGAAAGCGGATTAGTCGATGGGTTTAAGGGGTTGGTGAAAACTGGCTTGTCGACAATTTTAGGAAATGAGCAGGCTGGAGAATGTCAACAAAATATATATGTTGTTGGTATGGAACATAATGCGATAATTCGAGTTGATATATCTTCATGGCGTTATAATTATACATCTGACGGTATTATTGGGAAAGTTAAGGATGTCTATTGCACCACTTTCTGCAAATCAGTCGTAGACCATACTAAGGTACGTTTGGATACATTAGTATATTTGATCTCAGAACAGGCTGGAGATGATATTGACAAACTGGAAGATTATATAAACAAATTAAAAAGAATTTGGAAGCTTATTGAAAATGAATCACCATTATCCGTGCAAAAACGAGTAACTCCCCTGTTAAATGCTCGACATGATGCTTATCTGAGATTAAATAAGCTTTAAATATACCATATGCATGGTAGTTTAGTAATAATATTCAGCCCCGCATTCACGGGGCTCTCACATTTTAAGGGCCGCCATTTTGCGGCCTTTTAAATTTTCAGGCTCACGGGAATCATCCGCTACGTGCTTTGTTGATAAATCCAGCCCGTGAAGCCTTCCCCCTTTGATCACACCACTGAGCTATCGGTGGTGAGGCTGTGACTGGAAAGAGCAGCCTGTACAACAGGATTTGAGTTGTGGTTTCTTGCACCGCGGCATTTTCTGCTTCGCCTTATACTATTTGCTTAGTCTTGCGGAGGTGTGAATGAAAGAAGGGTATTACTGGATTCAGCATAACGGTGTTGCTCAGGTGGCATACTATACGAATGACACAGTTGACGATCTGGAATCAGGACAGCTTATTGTCGGTGTCTGGCATCTGACAAGGGGTGATGATATCTGCCATAACGGTGAAGCAGAAGTACTGTCTGGGCCGTTACAGCCGCCAGTTTAAATGACTTAAACCTTATCAGGGCTGCCATCAGGCAGCCTTTTTTATTTCCCCTCATAACTGAGAGGACCCACATAACCAGAGGGGGATGAATGTCCGAACCTGTATCCAGTGCGACAGTGTTGGCTGGTGGATTAATGGGGGCCAGTGTATTCGGTCTGGCAACCGGAACCGATTATGGTGTGGTATTCGGTGCTTTTGCCGGCGCGGTGTTTTATGTCGCCACGGCAACCAACATCGGACGCATCAGGCTGGTCGCTTATTTTATTACATCATTTATTGTGGGAGTGCTTGGCGCCGGGTTGATAGGTACTAAGCTTGCGGCAATAACGCATTATGAAAAACCACTGGATGCACTTGGCGCAGTGATTATTTCTGCAATGTGTATAAAGTTTCTCACTTTTCTTAACAGTCAGGATCTGAACAGCCTGTTCAGTATTCTTTCTCGTATCAGGGGAGGGGGATCAAATGGTAGCAAATGACCCTTCTGCAGTTCTGAATGCCGTAATTTGTGGGGTGATAGTCATCGTTCTGATGTTTTACCGACGCGGTGATGCGACACACCGTCCCCTGATTTCGTTACTGGCCTATGTCATGGTGCTGGTATATGCCAGCGTCCCTTTCCGGTTTGTTTTTGGTTTATATGAATCATCCCACTGGCTGGTGGTGATGGTGAATATCCTTATCTGCGCCGCTGTGCTGTGGGCTCGCGGTAATGTGGCGCGTCTGGTCGATGCACTGAGGCACTGATGAATCAACAACAATTTCAGCAGGCGGCTGGTATCAGCGCCGAGCTTTCTGCGAGCTGGTATCCACATATTACGGCGGCAATGAGCGAATTCGGTATCACTGCGCCACTGGATCAGGCCATGTTTATTGCACAAACGGGACATGAATCAGCCGGATTTACTGTTCTGAAGGAAAGCTTCAATTATTCGGTGGAGGCGCTGAAAAAAACGTTTGGTAAACGTCTGACGCCGTATCAGTGCGAAATGCTGGGGCGTATTGATGGTCGCCAGGTTGCCCACCAGCCACAAATAGCCAATCTGGTTTACGGTGGCCGCATGGGGAATAACAGCCATGATGATGGCTGGAAATATCGTGGTCGTGGCCTGCTTCAAATCACCGGTCGCGAGAACTACGCTAAATGCGGTGCGGCGCTGAAGCTTGATCTGATCAGCACACCAGAGTTGCTGACACAGGAGAAGCATGCAGCCTGTTCTGCTGCATGGTATTTCACATTACGTGGTTGTCTGATGTATTCAGGTGATGTTGTCCGTGTAACGCAGATCATCAACGGAGGGCAGAACGGCATCGGTGATCGGCGGGAGCGCTTTGAGAAAGCAAAATCGGTGCTCGTATGATAGTACTGCTGAAATTGCTTAAAAAATTCTGGAAGCCATTAGCAGAAATACTGCTGGTGGCTTTTTTGTTATGTGCTGGTGCGTACTGGTGTTATTCACGAGGTTATCAGAAGGCGGATACATCCTGGAAATTCCAGTGGGCGCAACGAGACCTTACTGATGCGACCACCGTATTGCAGCGTGAAGTAACCGAAAGAGCGAAAGAGCAGCGTCGCCAGCACGCCGCAGATGAAGAACAGAAAAGAGCTGATGAAGAACTGGCAAAAATACAGGCCGATGCTGATGCTGCTGAGCGTGCTCGCGGTGGGCTGCAACAGCAGCTCGCAGCAGTACAACGGCAACTTGCAGGAAGTGAAACCGGCAGGCTTTCCGCTCTTGCCGCAGCAAGCCAGGCAAAAGCCGAGACCGGAATACTGCTCGCCCAGTTGCTTGGCGAAGCTGACGATCTGGCGGGAAAGTTCGCAAAAGAGGCTGATGAGCGTTATGTCGCCGGAAGCACATGCGAACGTACCTGGGACAAAGTGACCGGGCAGAACTGAAACCTGATAACAAGGAAAATTAATGAAGGCAAAATTATTCGTACTGGCCCTGGTATGTGTGTCCCTCGCCGGGTGTACAACGCTTTATTATCGGTAATGACTATGCGCCGTATATTAGCCACCGCCGCCGCACTTTGTCTTGGCGGCTGCATTACTGTGTATGGTCCGGTTAAAACGGGAGGGCAGCAACAGCAGGGCAGCCAGACCGGGCAGCAGTCAGGGATGAGCGAACAGATATCAACCTCATTCATCGGTAACCGTAAACCGGATGAGTTGCTGAATGCCGTGGCGCTGTATTTCAGGGAAAAGGCCATCACAGCCAGTGTTAACGACCAGACCACAGGTATTATCGCCGGTACAGGGGATGACCCGGAACTGAGTTCGTTGTATCTGGACTGTTCACTGTTACCGCAGACACAAAATATCCAGGAGCATTACCGTATCGTCGCGCAGGTCTGGAGTGCCGGTGAAGGCAGTAATGTTTCGGTAATGGTGACAGGCACTGCCGGACTGGATACTGCCGACGGTAACGATAAGGTGAAGCCGGTGGAGTGTAAAAGTACCGGGATATTTGAAAAAGATTTGCTGGAACGATTACGTAAGTAAGCATTACAGCAGGCATTCAATGAGTGCCTGCGATAATATCTTATGAGGGTTAAATTACAGGATAAAAATTAGGTCGAAGTAATAACCCCCTTTCATTGTAATTTTTCCTTCAGCGTATAAATCACAAAGAGAATCGAATGTTTCTTCTTGATCATCGTCTTTAGGGAACCATGAAGGCTGGAAAGCTCTTTTCCCTCTTTCGTGCATAATTTTTTCCATGTAAGGAATAATATTTTGTTTTTTCATATTCAAAGCCTTTGATTTTAAGCGCAGCGTCTGGCGCTGGTTTACATTAACCAAAGTTACGTCTCGTTAAGACGTTTACGAAAAAATAATCCCCTGTACCACTGGCACGTAAATCAAGTTAATAGTAATCATTTTCATTTGTAAAAAGGTACTCCTGGACGATAGGCCCCCCACGGGGCGGCAGCGGCGCGGGATTTGGCGCATTTTTGATTTTTCATGCATCATCATCATGTTGTAACACACTGTTTTAATGTCATTTATTTTTAAAAGATGATGTTTTGTATGTTTTTTGTTCATCATATTTTGTTTTTCCGGGGGAGGACGCGCTAAGAAACAGCCCCAGAGGTAAAAATGGACGGCGAACTGAAGAACCTCAAATGCAATATCAGTCAGCTTGCCGCTATTACAGGGTTACATCGACAGACGGTTGTCAGTCGTCTCTCGGGCGTTCCCCTGGCACCGGGAAGCAATGAAAAAAATAAGCTGTATCTCCTGACGGATGTGATACGCGTACTGATGGAAACGCCCGTTTCCCAGGCTGCTGAACATCAGGACCCGAATAAAATGACTCCAAAAGAGCGTAAGGACTGGTTTGACTCCGAAAAGGGGCGTCTTTGGCTGGAAAAAGAGATGAAGCAGGTTGTCCCGCTGCCGGAAGTCCGTCAACAAATGGCGGCGATAGTCAAGGCCATTACGCAGGTACTTGAAGTCTGGCCGGATAAACTGGAAAGGGATAAGGGATGGTCTGCGGAGCAGCTAAACGAGGCCCAGGATGTGGTGGATGAGGTCAGGATACTGTTAATTAAGGCAATGCAGGAGACCGCAGACGATGACGTGGAATAAATATGGCTCTGCAGCGGCAGTACGCCGGGAGGTTGCTGAATATCTCAGGCCTCCACGCAGAATGCCGGTAGCGGAAGGAATAAAACAATTTATGTTTGTTCCCCGCGGTGCCAATACGGCGGTTCCCTGGGATGACACGTTAACGCCTTACATGAATGAAGCGATAAATACGCTGTCAAAACGGGAGTATGACGCAGTGATCTTTGCCGGGCCCGCGCGAACAGGTAAAACCCTCGGGCTGATTGACGGGTGGATTGTTTACGGCATTGTCTGCGATCCGGCGGATATGCTGGTGGTCCAGATGACCGAAACCAAAGCCCGCGAGCACTCCAAAACCCGTCTGGCGCGTACTTTTCACCACAGCCCGGAAGTCAGAAAGCGTCTCAGTCCTTCCCGAAATGACAACAACGTCCACGATAAAATGTTTCGTGATGGTTCATTCCTGAAAATTGGCTGGCCGTCCATAACAGTTTTTTCTTCGTCGGATTACAAGCGGGTGGCGCTGACCGACTATGACCGTTTCCCTGAAGATATCGATGGCGAGGGAGATGGTTTTTCCCTGGCATCCAAACGTACCACCACCTTTATGTCTGCGGGGATGACACTGGCAGAGAGTTCGCCTGGTCGGGAAATCACCGATATGAAATGGCGGCGTTCTTCGCCGCACGAGGCCCCGCCCACGACAGGCATTCTTTCTCTTTATAACCGGGGCGATCGCCGTCGGTGGTACTGGCCCTGTCCACACTGCGGCGACTGGTTCCAGCCCGCGATGGAAAACATGGTGGGGTATCGGGATAACCCGGACCTGATGGCCGCCAGCGAGGCCGCGCGTATTCAGTGCCCACATTGTCTGGCATTAATTCAGCCGGAACAGAAACGCGGGTTGAATAACCGCGGCGTCTGGCTGAAAGAGGGGCAGTTCATCAATAAAGATGGCGAGATCAGCGGGGAGGCACGGCGCTCACGTATCGCAAGTTTCTGGATGGAGGGACCGGCTGCGGCGTATCAGACGTGGCAGCAACTGGTCTATAAACTGCTGACCGCGGAAGAAGAATATGAGCGCACCGGCAGTGAAGAAACGCTGAAGGCCGTTATTAATACAGACTGGGGACTGCCTTACCTCCCGCGCATATCCCTCGATCAGCGTAAAGCCGAAACACTGATAGCCCGCGCAGAAAAACTTCCCCCGCGGCGGGTGCCCGACGGTGTCCGTTTCCTTGTCGCTACTGTTGACGTTCAGGGCGGTAAAAAGCGCCGTTTCGTCGTGCAGGTGGTCGGTTATGGCAGTCATGGTGAGCGCTGGATTGTGGACCGTTTCAATATCACCCGGTCACTACGCTGTGATGAGAGCGGCGAGGCCCTGCAGATAAACCCCGGCGCGTATCCCGAAGACTGGCATTTACTGATTACGGATGTCCTCGAAAGGGCCTGGCCTCTGGTGGGGCATCCTGAGCAGGAAATGAGTGTGTTATGCATGGGGGTGGACTCCGGCGGGGAGGATGGCGTCACGGATAACGCGTATGCGTTCTGGCGCCACTGCCGGCGGGAAGGGCTTGCCGGTCGGGTGTATCTCTTTAAGGGGGACAGTACCGCGCGGTCAAAAATATTCTCCAAAAGCTATCCCAACAATACCGGGCGCAGTGACCGACAGGCCCGCGCCTGTGGCGAAGTTCCGCTCTATCTCCTGCAGACCAATGCGCTTAAAGACCGGATCGCCTCAGCCCTCGACCGTAAAGAGCCGGGGGCAAACTACATTCATATTCCTGACTGGCTGGGCGACTGGTTTTTTGAAGAACTGACCTACGAAGAGCGCGGCATGGATGGCAAGTGGACGAAGCCTGGCAAAGGCGCAAACGAGGCGCTGGATTTACTCTGCTATGCCCATGCCCTGGTAATGATCCGCGGCTATGAGCGTATCAACTGGGATAATCCGCCGCCCTGGGCGCGCCTGCCTGAGTCTGCACAATCCAGCCGCAACACATCAGCAGCAGTCGACCCTGAACCTGTGACGAATGAGAGTGAAAATCACGAAATGACAGAACAACATAACCCGGTAATGCCGTTTGGCGGCGTGTCCGGCGGAGGCTGGTTATGACCCGGGAACAGTTACTGCAACTTCAGCAGGCTTATTTTGACGCGGAGCTTGCCGTGCTTCAGGGGAAATCCATCACCCTGAACGGACAGTCAATGACGATGGAAAGCCTCGGGGATATTCGCCGGGGGCGTAAGGAGATTGAGGATCGCCTGCGGCTTATGGACTGCGATCGACAACTCCATTCATTGGCGAGGTTCACATGAATTTTCTGGATAAAGCGATTGGCGTGCTGGCCCCGGGGTGGGGTGCGTCCCGGCTGCGTTCCCGGATGGCTATCCGGGCGTATGAAGCCATAACCCCCACCCGCACCCACAGGGTGAAACGTGAAAACCGCAGCGGGGACCAGCTTATCCAGCTGGCCGGGAAATCGTTGCGGGAGCAGGCCCGGTGGTTTGACAACAACCACGACCTGGTGATTGGTGCGCTGGACAAAATGGAAGAACGCATTATCGGCGCGAAGGGGATCATCGTTGAACCGCAGCCCCTGACGGGGGCCGGTACGCTGAACTCTGTTCTGGCAGAAAAAATCCGCCGGTGCTGGGCTGAATGGTCTGTTTCGCCGGAGGTGACCGGGCAGTACACCCGTCCCGTTCTGGAAAGGCTGATACTGCGCACCTGGCTGCGTGACGGGGAGGTGTTCACTCAGGTGCTGACCGGAAAAATCAGCGGGCTGTCTCCTGTGGCGGGGGTTCCTTTCTGGCTTGAGGCGCTGGAGCCGGACTATATCCCGCTGGAGAGGACCGACAGCAGCAGCAACCTGGTACAGGGGATTTATTTCAACGAGTGGCGGCGTCCGGTGAAATATCTGGTCTGCCAGTCCTGGCCGGTGGCGGGCGCTGCGACAGTCGCCGTTAAAGAGGTGACTGCGGAAAATATGCTGCATCTGCGCTTTACCCGCCGTCTTAATCAGGCGCGCGGCGCTTCTCTTCTTGCTCCTGTCATCATTCGTCTGATGGACCTGAAAGAGTACGAGGACAGCGAGCGCATCGCGGCGCGGATTTCCGCATCTCTCGGCATGTTCATCAAAAAACAGGATGTCGGCACTGACGGCTATGTGGCGCCGGAGAAACGTAAAGAGACACAAATCCAGCCCGGTATGTTGTTTGACGGCCTGAATCCTGGGGAGGATATCGGGATGATCAAATCAGACCGCCCGAACGCGGGTCTGGAATCTTTCCGGATGGGGCAGCTTCGTGCGGTGGCCGCCGGACTGCGCGGCAGCTTCTCTTCCATTGCCAGAAACTATGACGGAACCTACAGCGCCCAGCGTCAGGAGCTGGTGGAGGCGCAGGAGGGGTACAGCATCCTCCAGGACAGCTTTATTGCTGCCTTTACCCGTCCTCTCTATCGGCGCTGGCTGGCTGCTGCGGTGGCTTCCGGTGCCATTGAGGTGCCTGCCGGCACGGATATGTCCTCGCTGTTTAATGCGGTGTATTCCGGGCCTGTCATGCCGTGGATTGACCCGCTCAAGGAGGCAAACGCCTGGAGGGTGCTGATACGTGGCGGGGCCGCAACAGAAGGTGACTGGGTGAGGGCTAGAGGGGGCGCGCCTGCCGACGTGAAACGCCGCCGCAAGGCGGAAACTGATGAAAACCGTAAGCTGGGGCTGGTGTTTGACACCGATCCGGCGCATGAAACCGGAGAGCAATCCGATGTTAAAGAGGAAAAAAAGGACCCTGAAAAGTCCACCCAGGGCGATGGCAGCCGCGCGCGGGAAGAACGAAAGCGGCGCTGAATCCTGGTACACCATCCGCGCGGCGGCGGATAACGCGGCCGATATCAGTATTTACGATGAAATTGGTGGCTGGGGAATTTCGGCGCACTGGTTTGCCGAAGAGCTGGTGGCCCTGGGGAGTATCACGCAGATCAACCTGCATATTCATTCCCCGGGTGGCAGTATTTTCGACGGGCTGGCCATTTACAATCTGCTGAAAAATCACCCGGCGAGAAAAGTGGTGTATGTGGACGGTGTGGCCTGTTCGATGGCGTCGGTCATCGCGATGGTGGGCGACCCTGTCATCATGCCGGAAAACGCGATGATGATGATCCACCGCCCACGCGGTATTGCCGGCGGTGAGTCCTCTGATATCCGTGACTATGCCGATCTGCTCGACAAGATGGAAAGCGTCATCATCCCGATTTACGCCGAAAAAACGGGGAAATCACCGGACGATATTGCCGCGCTGCTCGCCAGTGAGACTTGGATGAGTGGGGCCGAGTGTGTCCGGGAAGGCTTTGCCGACAAAGTTATTCAGCCCGTCCGGGCAATGGCTCAGCTGCATTCAAAACGATTTGAGGAATTTGAACATATGCCACAGAACATCAAAAACATGATTATTGCCCCCCAGGGTAACGCCAGGACACTGACGCAGCCGGATCCGCAGGCCATCGTGACCCCACCGCCGGTGGCGGTCACCACGCCGGCGCCCCAGCCTGTTACCCCCCCTCAGGGGGCGGATGAAATCACCCTGCGCGCCCGTTTTCAGGAAGAGCAGCGACAGCGTATCAGCGGGATCCAGAATGTGTTTGGTATGTTCGGTAACCGCCACGGCGAGCTGATGGCGCAGTGTGTTGCGGATGTGGACTGCAATGTGGACGCGGCAAAAGACAAACTGCTGGAGGCGCTGGGCCGGGGGGTGACCCCCACTAACACGCTGGGCGGGACGCAGAACACACAAAATCCGATGCTCTCCCATATCTATGCGGGGAACGGTAACTTTGCCGGGGACGGCATCCGGGCTTCCCTGATGGCGCGGGCGGGGTTTGAAAGCAGCCAGGCAGATAACCCGTATAACGCTATGACCATGCGGGAACTGGCGCGTATGTCACTAACCGAACGTGGCGTGGGTGTCTCGACACTCAATCCGATGCAGATGGTCGGGATGGCGTTCACGCACAGCACCTCAGATTTTGGCAACATTCTGCTGGATGTGGCGAACAAGGCAATTCTGCAGGGCTGGGAAGAAGCCCCGGAAACCTACGAACAGTGGACGCGCAAAGGTCAGCTTTCTGACTTCAAAACGGCACACCGTGTGGGCATGGGAGGCTTTAATGCCCTGCGTCAGGTGCGCGAAGGGGCGGAATATAAGTACGTCACCACCGGGGACAAACAGGCCACCATTGCTCTGGCAACCTACGGGGAACTGTTCAGCATCACCCGTCAGGCTATCATTAACGACGATCTCAACATGCTGACCGATGTCCCGATGAAGCTGGGGCGGGCAGCGAAGTCCACCATTGCCGATCTGGTTTATGCCATCCTGACCGCCAACCCGAAAATGTCCACGGACAACGTGAACCTGTTCGATAAGGCAAAACACGCGAACGTGCTGGAAGGGGCGCTGATGGATGTGGCATCTCTGGATAAAGCCCGCCAGCTGATGCGTACCCAGAAAGAAGGTGAGCGTCACCTGAATATTCGTCCGGCATTCGTGCTGGTGCCGACAGCACTGGAGTCCATCACTAATCAGGTTATTCGTTCCTCGAGCGTGAAAGGCGCGGATATTAATGCCGGCATTATTAACCCGGTGAAAGATTTTGCGACTGTCATCGCCGAGCCGCGCCTCGATGATAACAGCCAGTCCACTTTTTATCTGGCTGCCGCCAAAGGTACTGACACCATTGAGGTGGCCTATCTCAACGGCGTGGATACGCCGTATATTGATCAGCAGGACGGCTTCAGCGTCGACGGCGTGACCACCAAAGTACGTATCGATGCCGGGGTGGCCCCGGTCGATCACCGCGGTCTGGTGAAGTGTTCCGCGTAACTACCAAAAATAACTATCCGAATGGCCCGTCAGGGCTTTTTTTACGCCTGAAATCCGGTCATTCGTGACCGGAACGGAGAAAATCATTATGGCAAAGAATTATGTACAGGCGGGCACCACGCTCGCCATTACGGCCACCGCTGCAGTAAAGAGTGGCAGCCTGGTGCAGGCTGGCGATGTGTTCGTCGTCGCTGTCACCGATATTGCGGCAGGTGCCACCGGGGACGGCATCGCCCACGGCGTTTTCCTGGTCCCCAAACTGGCCACCGATGTGATGGCGGCGGGAAAAAAAGTGTATCTGAAAGACGGTAAGGTGCAGCTGGATGCCACCGGCGGACTGCCGCTGGTGGGCGTGACCTGGGCGCCGGCGGCAAAAGGGGAGGAATCTGTGCCGGTACGGCTCAATGGCTAATCCCTTTGACCGCCTGAGCACCAGGATGGACGAGGTGACGGCTGCCCGCTTCGGGCGGTCTGTCCTGATTGACGGGGCGGAGTATGTCGCTGCGGAGGCCTCGTTTATGGCGGAACTGGGTGCGCTTTCCGGGGAGGGGACACACCTGATTGTATTTAGCCCACAGTACAGGCCCGCCAGAAAGCAGGCCGTGCTCTGGCGGGGACAGGATTTTACTGTCACCCGCTGGCAGCGCGTCAACGGAAAGTACCAGATTTCACTGGAGTAAATCATGTCTCTGAAGGGGCTGGAGAATGCCATTCGTAACCTGAACAGTCTGGACAGGCATATGGTGCCGCAGGCCTGCGCCTGGGCAGTCAACCGCGTGGCGGCCTCGGCGGTGTCTGCCGCCACGCACCGTGTGGCGAAAGAGGCTGTGGCGGGAGATAACCAGAAAAAAGGGATCCCTTTCCGGCTGGTGAAACAGCGCGTCAGACTCTGGAAAGCGAGCGCAACGGGAAAAAACTATGCCCGTATCCGTGTTAACCGCGGCAACCTGCCCGCCATCAAACTCGGCAGTGCGCAGGTCAGGCTGTCCCGGCGCGGCGGGAAATTCCTGCGTCGTGGCAGCGTACTGAAAATCGGGCCATATCTGTTCCGGGATGCCTTTATTCAGCAACTGGCTAACGGACGCTGGCATGTTATGCGACGCGTTAACGGGAAAAACCGTTATCCAATCGATGTAGTGAAAATTCCTCTTTCCGGACCATTGACTCAGGCATTCGAAAGCGCCACACAAAGCTTGATTGACGAGGAAATTCCGAAGCAATTGGGGTATGCCCTGAAACAACAACTGAGGCTTTATCTTTCACGATGAGCAAACACACATTAATCCGCCGGGCCGTTCTGGAAAAGCTGGAATCTGTGGCTGGCGCACCTGTCACTCTTTTTGATGGTCTTCCTGCTTTCGTAGAACAGGAAGATTTACCCGCAATAGCTGTCTGGCTGACAGACGCACAGTATACAGGCCTTATGACCGATGAGGATGACTGGCAGGCTACTCTCCATACGGCAGTTTTTCTGAGGGCTCAGGCTCCTGATACAGAGCTTGATATCTGGATGGAAGAAAAAATCTTTCCTGCGCTGGAAGAGGTTAGTGGTCTGGAGCGCCTTATCGATACCATGACCCCGCTGGGTTATGACTACCAGCGTGACAGCGAAATGGCAACGTGGGGGATGGCAGAAATTACTTACCGGATCACCTATACCAACTGAGGAGGATATGATGGGAACACCAAACCCACTGGTAAAAACGAAAGGCGCCGGAACCACATTCTGGCTGTATACCGGCAGCGGCGATGCGTTTAAAAATCCACTGGCTGATGATGACTGGCTGCGACTGGCAGGTATTAAGGATCTGCAGCCCGGAGAAATGAGTGCAGATGCGGAAGACGATGACTATCTTGATGATGAAAATGCCGACTGGAAAAGCACTACGCAGGGGCAGAAAAGCGTCGGTGACACCACGGCCACGCTGGCCTGGAAACCCGGCGAGACCGGACAGAAAAAACTGGTGGAGCTGTTTGACACCGGCGAAGTTCGCGCCTTCCGTATCCGGTATCCTAACGGGACGGTTGATGTGTTCTGCGGCTGGCTGAGTTCACTGGGTAAAACCGTGACGTCCAAAGAGGTGATGACACGCAGCGTAAAAATCACCGGCGTCGGGCGTCCTTCTCTTGCGGAGGAGGATACACCTGACGTGGTCAGCGTATCCGGCGTGACCGTTGCGCCGGCCAGTGCCACGGTGGCTGCCGGAGCCACCACCACGCTGACATTTACGGTAAAACCTGATAACGCGTCAGATAAAACGCTGCAGGTTGCGACCGCCGATCCGCTGATCGCCACCGTCACGCTGAAGGATAATGTGGCCACGGTTAAAGGCGTGAAGGCGGGCAGCGTGAATATTGTTGGCATCAGCAGTGACGGCAGTCTTGTCGCGGTGGCGGCAGTGACAGTGACGGCGTCATAACCCTCTCTTATCAGTCCGCCCCGGTTCCGGGGCTTCTATGGAAAATCATCATGTTTCTCAATACAGACACCTTTAACTACGGTGGGTATTCCATCGTGCTCAGTGAGCTTTCTGCCCTGCAACGTGTGGATTATCTGAAGTTTATTCAGCAGCGGACGGCAGACTATGACGCACAGCCTGAAACCCTGACGGAAGCAGAGCGTCAGACAGAATTTATGCAGATGGGGGTGGATATTAATGCATGGCTGGTATCCCGCTCCCTGTGTGAAAGCAAAAAAGAGGAGGAGGCCCGCGCCCTGTATGAGTCCGTCAGACTGGAATGGTCTTATGAGGCGCTGGGACGTGGCGCTGATATGGTTCTGTCCCTGAGTGGTATGCGTCTTCCGGCATCGCAGGAAGACGACAGCGGGAGTGAAAAGGACACGACCACGCCGGAAAAGTCCTGAACCGGGAGCTGGCGTTTGTGATGCGGCTCGCGCGTGAGTTCCGGCGACCAGACTGGCGGCGGATGCTGGCGGAAATGAGTGCGACAGAGCTGGGTGAGTGGGCGGAGCATTTCGGGAAGAACAGCTTCAGTGACATGTTGCTGGATGCGGAGTTTGCAACGCTGAAATCGCTGATTTCCGGACTGGTTACAGGCACGCATCACGATGCAGAAATGTTCAGCCTGATCACTGATCCTGAGTCGTTGCACGAAAAAACGGATGATGAACTGATGATCCTGGGCGAAGGTATTACCGGAGGTGTCCGCTATGGACCAGATAGCGAACCTGGTCATTGATTTAAGTATCGACAGCGCAGAGTTCCGAAACGAAGTTCCGCGCATTAAAAAATTGCTGAACGATGCGGCTGGTGACTCAGAACGTTCAGCGGCCCGGATGCAGCGTTTTTTGGATAAGCAGACGGAGGCGACGCGCCGGACGTCCGCCAGTCTGGAGCAGGTGACTGTCAGCAGTACCGCGTACAGTTCCTCTGTGGAGAAAAGCGCAGCGGCCAGCGCGCGTCTGGCGGCGGATGTGGATCAGACGCGACAGCGGGTGGAGGCACTGGGAAGGAAACTGCGTGAGGAACAGGCGCAGTCAGCGGCTGTGGCGGCAGCACAGGACAGGACAAGTGCTGCTTTTTACCGCCAGATTGACAGTGTAAAACAGTTAAGCGGTGGGCTGCAGGAGCTGCAGCGTATCCAGGCGCAGGTACGACAGGCGAAAGGACGCGGAGATATCTCACAGGGCGATTATCTGGCGCTGGTGTCTGAAACCGCCAGGAAGACCCGTGAGCTTACCGATGCCGAAGCGCTGGCCACGCAGAAAAAAGCACTGTTTATACGCCGCCTGAAAGAGCAGACGACGGTACAGGGCCTCTCCCGTACTGAGCTGCTGCGGGTGAAGGCGGCTGAACTGGGTGTCAGCAGCGCCGCAGATATTTATATCCGTAAACTGGAGCGTACCGGAACTGCCACCCATACGCTAGGACTGAAAAGCGCCGCTGCCCGTCGTGAACTGGGCGTGCTGGCTGGTGAGCTGGCCCGTGGGAATTTCGGGGCACTGCGGGGAAGTGGTATCACGCTCGCTAACCGCGCCGGGTGGATCGAGCAACTGATGTCTCCGAAGGGCATGATGCTCGGCGGGCTGGTTGGCGGCGTGGCTGCTGCTGTTTACGGGCTGGGTAAGGCCTACTATGAAGGAGCTAAAGAAAGCGAGGCGTTCAATAAACAGCTTATTCTGACCGGGAGTTATGCCGGAAAAACCACAGGCCAGCTTAATGCGATGGCGAAGTCGCTCGCCGGAAATGGCGTCACGCAGCACGACGCTGCAGGCGTGCTGGCACAGGTGGTCGGTAGCGGAGCGTTTACCGGGCAGGCAGTGGCAATGGTATCCCGTACCGCGACCAGAATGCAGGAAAACGTTGGACAATCAGTGGATGAAACCATCCGCCAGTTTAAACGCCTGCGGGATGATCCGGTGAATGCGGCGAAAGAACTGGACAGGACACTGCATTTTCTGACAGCCACCCAGCTTGAACAAATCAGGGTACTGGGCGAGCAGGGAAGAGTGGCTGATGCCGCGAAAATTGCCATGTCCGCGTATTCGGAAGAAATGAATAAGCGGATGGGGGACGTACACGACAATCTGAGCTGGATTGAAAGAGCATGGAATGCTGTCGGTGATGCGGCGAAGTGGGCATGGGATCGGATGCTGGATATCGGGCGGGAAGACACGCTCGATGAAAAGATCGCGACACTGCAGGAAAAAATCGCGCGCGGCAGAAAAACGCCCTGGACGGTGTCTTCCTCCCAGACTGAATACGATCAGCAGCAGCTGAACGAACTTCAGGAACAGAAACGCCAGAAGGACCTGCTGGATGCGAAGGCGCAGGCAGAGCGTAATTATCAGGAAACGCAGAAACGCCGGAACGAGCAGAACGCCGCGCTGAACCGGGATAATGAAACTGAATCCCTCCGGCACCAACGGGAGGTGGCGCGCATTACCGCCATGCAGTATGCCGATGCTGCTGTACGCAATGCCGCACTGGAGCGCGAAAATGAACGTCATAAAAAGGCGTTGTCACAACAGGCGAAAAAGCCAAAGACTTACCACAACGACGAGGCCAGGCGACTGCTTTTGCAGTACAGCCAGCAACAGGCGCAGACTGAAGGGCAGCTTGCCGCCGCGAAGCTTTCCACGACCGAAAAAATGACGGAAGCGCATAAGCAGCTTTTGTCATTTCAGCAGCGCATCGCTGATTTGTCCGGTAAAAAACTGACGGCGGATGAACAAAGCGTACTGGCACATAAGGATGAAATTGAGCTTGCGCTACAGAAGCTGGATATCTCACAACAGGATTTGCAACACCAGAATGCCCTTAATGAACTGAAGAAAAAGACGCTCACATTAACCAGCCAGCTCGCTGACGAAGAATCCCGCGTCAGGCAGCAGCACGCAACGGCGCTGGCCACAATGGGTATGGGCGATCAGCAACGAGGCCGGTACGAAGAGCGTCTGAAATTTCAGCAGCACTACCAGGAACAACTGGAGCAGCTTAAACGCGACAGCAAGGCAAAAGGGACATACGGTTCTGACGAATATCGTCAGGCGGAGCAGGCGCTGAAGGGCAGTCTCGATCGCCGGCTGGCTGAGTGGGCGGATTACAATGCGAAAGTTGACGCTGCGCAGGGAGACTGGACTCTGGGGGCGTCGCGGGCGCTGGATAACTTTCTGGCGCAGGGCGGCAATGTGGCAGGCATGACGGAGAACGTTTTCACAAACGCATTTAACGGCATGGCGGACAGTATCGCGAATTTTGCCGTGACCGGAAAGGGCAGTTTCCGGAGCCTGACGGTCTCCATCCTGGCTGACCTTGCAAAAATGGAGGCACGTATTGCGGCTTCTAAACTGTTGGGTTCAGTGCTGGCAATGTTCGGCTTTGGCACATCGGCAGGCGGCAGTACACCATCAGGGGCATACAGTTCTGCGGCGCTGTCGGTTATTCCGAATGCGGACGGCGGCGTGTACCGTTCGGCAGGACTCAGCCAGTACAGCGGCAGCATTGTTAATCGCCCGACATTTTTTGCTTTTGCCAAAGGTGCCGGGGTGATGGGCGAGGCAGGGCCAGAGGCAATATTACCACTTCGTCGTGGTGCTGACGGTAAGCTGGGCGTCATGGCAGCAGGTTCAGGAGGGATGGCGATGTTTGCGCCTGAGTACAACATTGAAATCCACAACGACGCCGGCAACGGACAGATTGGTCCGCAGGCATTACAGGCCGTATATAACATTGGAAAAAAAGCCGCCATTGATTTCTGGCAACAGCAGTCGCGTGACGGGGGTATTGCTGGAGGAGGGCGATAACAATGGAAACATTTAACTGGAAGATCCGCCCTGATATGACAGTGGAATCAGAACCAAAAGTCACCTCCATAAAACTGGGTGACGGGTATGAACAACGGCGTCCAGCCGGGCTGAACAACCATCTGGCGAAGTATAACGTAACGGTCCGGATTCGTAAGGGAGAACATCAGAACCTTGAGGCATTTTTATCCCGCCACGGTGGAGTGAAATCCTTTCTCTGGACACCGCCTTATACCTGGACACAAATTCGGGTGATTTGCCGCAAATGGTCGATTAGCGTTGGCTCTCTTTGGGTGACTGTGACCACGACTTTTGAACAGGTTGTTATCTGAGGAGGAGTGATGCAGGACATTTCGCAGGATACGCTGAACGAAGCCGCTAAACTGGCACAGTCCGCCAGGATCGCTTTGTGGGAAATCGATCTGACACAGTCTGGCGGTGATCGTTATTTTTTTTGTAACGAGGCGAATGAAAAGGGGGAGGCGGTTACCTGGCAGGGACGGAAATATGACGTTTATCCTGTAGACGGTTGCGGATTTGAAATGAACGGCAAAGGCGCAGCTGCGCGCCCGTCACTGAAGGTATCCAATCTTTACGGTATGGTGACCGGAATGGTGGAGGATTTGCATAGCCTGGTTGGGGCGACGGTCATCCGCAGGATAGTATATGCCCGGTTTCTTGATGCCGTGAATTTTCAAAACGGCAACCAGGAGGCTGACCCGGAGCAGGAATCTGTAAGCCGATGGGTGATCGAGCAGTGCAGTGATCTGACGGCGGTAAGTGCGACATTTGTCCTGGCAACACCGACTGAAACGGACGGATGTGTCTTCCCCGGGCGAATTATGCTGGCCAATACCTGTACATGGATATACCGCTCTGACGAATGCGGTTATACGGGACCAGCTGTCGCAGATGAATTTGATAATCCTACCGCCGATCCGGTAAAAGATGCCTGCAGCCGCTGCGCCCGGGGATGCGCCCTGCGTAACAATACCGGAAACTTTGGCGGTTTCCTCTCCATTAATAAACTTTCACAGTAAATCATCATGAAAGAACAGGATATTCTGGCGCACGCCCGACGGTGTGCGCCTGCGGAGTCGTGCGGCTTCGTGGTGAGAACACAGGCGGGAGAACGGTATCTCCCCTGTGTGAATATTTCTGCCGCACCGGAGGATTATTTCCGTATGGCGCCGGAGGACTGGCTGAGGGCTGAAACGCAGGGGGATATTGTGGCGCTGGTTCACAGCCATCCTGGCGGCCAGCCGTATCTGAGCGATGTGGACCGTAGGCTGCAGGTTCAAAGCGACCTGCCGTGGTGGCTGGTATGCGACGGGCAGGTACATAAATTCCGCTGTGTACCACACCTGACCGGACGGCATTTTAAACATGGGGTTTCTGACTGTTACACGCTGTGCCGTGATGCCTATCATTTGGCGGGGATTGATATGCCGGATTTTCACCGGGACGACGACTGGTGGCGGCATGGTGACAATCTCTATCTGGATAATCTGGAGACGACGGGGTTTTACCGTGTCAGCGCAGCCAGTGCGCAGCCCGGCGACGTGTTGATTTGCTGCTTTGGCTCCTCCGTTCCGAACCACGCAGCGATTTACTGCGGCGGCGGAGAGCTGCTGCACCATATTCCTGAACAACTGAGTAAACGTGAGAGGTATACCGACAAATGGCAACGACGCACGCACTCCATCTGGCGACACCGGGCATGGCGCGAATTTGCCTTTACGGGGATCTGCAACGATTTTGCCGCCGCGTCAGCCTGCAGGTAGCCAGTGGTGCTGAAGCTGTCCGGGCACTGGCGGTACAGTTGCCCGGTCTCCGGCAGAAACTGAACGACGGCTGGTATCAGGTACGCATAGCCGGAGACGATGTTACGGCTGATACCCTGACAACCAGCCTGCATGACCCGCTGCCGCCTGGCGCGGTGATTCATATTGTGCCGCGTCTGGCCGGGGCCAAATCTGGCGGGGTGTTTCAGGCGGTGCTTGGTGCGGCGCTGATTGCCGTTGCCTGGTGGAACCCGGCAGGCTGGCTGGGGGCGGCGGCGGTATCCGGCATGTATATGACCGGGGCGTCGATGATTCTGGGCGGTGTGGCGCAGATGCTGGCACCAAAACCCAAAATGTCCGAAATGAGGCAGACCGATAACGGCAGGCAGAACACGTATTTCTCGTCGCTGGATAATATGGTTGCCAACGGTAACACGTTGCCGGTGCTGTACGGCGAGATGCAGGTGGGGTCACGCGTGATTTCCCAGGAAGTCAGTACCGCTGATGAAGGCGATGGTGGTCAGGTTGTGGTGATTGGCCGCTGACAACAGAACAGATTCAGACAGAACCGCCTCCGGGCGGTTTTGTCGTTTTACGGGGTTAATAAATGGGAAAGGGCGGAGGAAAAGGGCATACGCCCCGCGAGGCACCGGATAACCTGAAATCCACGCAGCTGCTGAGCGTCATCGATGCCATCAGCGAGGGACCGATAGAAGGCCCGGTGAACGGTCTGCACAGTGTTCTGGTAAACCAGACGCCGGTGGTGGACCGCGACGGTAACACGAATATCCACGGCGTGACGGTGGTATACCGCGTCGGTGAGCAGGAACAGACCCCGCTGGAGGGATTTGAATCGTCCGGCGCCGAGACGGTGCTTGGTGTACAGGTCAAACACGACAATCCGGTGACCAGGACCATCACGGCTGCAAATATTGACCGCCTGCGTTTTACGTTCGGCGTGCAGTCACTGGTGGAGGCCAACAGCAAGGGCGACCGCAATCCGACATCGGTCAGGCTGCAAATCCATCTTGAGCGCTATGGTCAGTGGGTGGTGGAAAAAGAGATTACGATTACCGGGAAAACAACCACACAGTATCTGGCCTCGGTGATAGTGGATAATCTCCCTCCCCGGCCATTCGGTATCCGGATGGTACGTGTGACGGCAGACAGTACCACTGACCAGTTACAGAACAACACGGTCTGGTCGTCGTATACCGAGATTATTGATGTCCGGCAGCGCTATCCCAACACCGCCGTAATTGGACTGCAGGTGGAGTCTGAGCAGTTCGGCAGCCAGCAGGTGACGCGAAATTACCATTTTTTCGGGCGGATTATTCATGTGCCGTCGAATTACGATCCGGTAGCGCGAACCTACAGCGGCATCTGGGACGGCACGTTCAAGCCTGCATACAGCAATAATCCGGCGTGGTGTCTCTGGGATGTGCTGACACATCCCCGTTATGGCATGGGACAGCGAATCGGCGCGGCGGACGTGGACAGGTGGGCGCTGTATGCAATAGGCCAGTACTGCGACCAGATGGTCCCTGATGGATTCGGCGGGACAGAGCCGCGTATGACCTTTAATGCGTATCTGGCACAGCAGCGTAAGGCGTGGGATGTGCTGACCGACTTCTGCTCCGCCATGCGTTGTATGCCGGTGTGGAACGGGCAGAGGCTGACCTTCGTGCAGGACAGGCCCTCGGATACAGTCTGGACCTATACCCGCAGCAATGTGGTAATGCCGGATGAGGGTACACCGTTCCGTTACAGCTTCAGTGCGCGGAAGGACCGCCATAATGCGGTAGAGGTGAACTGGATCGACCCTGATAATGGCTGGCAGACATCCACGGAACTGGTGGAAGACACGGTCGCCATCAGTCACTACGGACGCAATCTGGTAAAAATGGATGCGTTTGGCTGTACCAGTCGCGGGCAGGCACACCGCGCCGGGCTGTGGCTGATAAAAACGGAGCTGCTGGAAACCCAGACGGTAGATTTTAGTGTGGGGGCGGAGGGGTTGCGCCACGTTCCCGGTGATGTGATTGAGGTTTGCGACGAGGATTATGCCGGCATCAGCCTGGGCGGACGGATTCTGTCCGTTGACCGCGACCGTCGCATTCTGACCCTTGACAGGGAGATTACCCTGCCGTCGTCCGGCACCACGCTGATAAGCCTGGTGGATGGCGAAGGTTCGCCGGTCAGCGTGGACGTGCAGTCTGTTACCGACGGTGTGCAGGTTCAGGTCAGCCGGATACCGGACGGCGTGGCGGAATACAGCGTCTGGGGGCTGAAACTGCCGTCGCTGCGCCAGCGTCTCTTCCGGTGTGTGGCTGTCCGGGAAAATGACGACGGAACGTATGCCATCACCGCCGTACAGCATGTTCCGGAAAAAGAGTCCATCGTGGACAACGGGGCATCGTTCGACCCGCAGCCCGGAACGATTCACGGCACTGTTCCCCCGGCGATACAGCATCTGACCACAGAAATTCTGGCGGAGGAGGGACAGTATCAGGTACTGGCGCGCTGGGACACACCGCGAGTCGTTAAGGGCGTCTCTTTTTCGTTGCGCCTGAACGTGGCGGCGGAAGATGGCAGTGACCGGCTGGTAAGCAGCGCAGGAACGCCGGATACGCAGTACCGGTTTCGGGGGCTGACGCCGGGGCGCTACACCCTGTCCGTCAGGGCGGTGAACAGCCAGGGACAACAGGGAGACCCGGCGAGCACACAGTTCAGCATCTCCGCGCCGGCGGCACCATCATTTATCGAGCTCACCCCTGGCTATTTCCAGATTACTGCCACACCGCGTCAGGCGGTATACGACCCGATGGTGCAGTATGAGTTCTGGTTTTCAGACGCGCAGATTACGGATATCTATCAGGTGGAAAACGCCGCACGATATCTGGGAACGGCGCTGTACTGGATAGCGGCCAGCGTGAATATCAGGCCAGGCAGGGATTACTATTTTTATATCCGTGCGGTAAATCAGGTCGGTAAATCCGCATTCGTGGAGGCGACCGGGCAGGCCAGCAACGATGCCGCAGGCTATCTGGATTTTTTCAAAGGGCAGATAACTGAAAGTCACCTGGGTAAGGAGCTGCTGGAAAAAGTAGATCTGACGGAGGATAACGCCAGCAAACTGCAGCAGTTTTCGAAGGAGTGGCAGGACGCTAACGATAAATGGAACGCCATGTGGGGCGTCAAAATAGAGCAGACCAAAGACGGCAAATATTATGTGGCCGGACTTGGACTGAGCATGGAAGACACGCCTGACGGGAAGATAAGCCAGTTCCTGGTGGCGGCGGATCGCATTGCTTATATTAACCCGGCAAACGGAAACGAGACGCCCGGATTCGTCATGCAGGGCGACCAGATAATCATGAATGAGGCGTTCCTGAAATACCTGAGCGCGCCGACCATTACCAGTGGCGGGAATCCTCCGGCATTTTCCCTGACGCCGGATGGAAAGCTGACTGCGAAAAATGCGGATATCAGCGGCCATATTAACGCTGTATCTGGCTCGTTTACGGGAGAAATCAATGCCACCTCCGGTAAGTTTTCTGGCGTGATAGAAGCAAGAGAGTTTGTCGGTGATATCTGCGGCTCAAAAGTCATGCAGGGCGTGAGCATCAGGGCGACGAACGACGAACGCAGCACCTCAACACGGTATACCGACAGCGCCACCTATCAGATAGGGAAAACCATCACGGTGATGGCTAACTGTGAGCGTAACGGTGGCTCCGGTGCCATCACCGTCACGATAAATATTAATGGCCAGGTGAAAACGGCGGAGGTTATGCCGTATACCGCAGGGATTCCGGCCATGTATCAGACCGTCGTCTTTTCGGTCTACACCACTTCACCTGTCGTGGATATCAGCGTCTCTCTGAGGGTTGGCGGGCAGTACACCACTGCTGCTTCCGTCTGGCCGCTGGTGATGGTTTCCCGGTCGGGGAACAACTTCACAAACTGACCGGATTTCCGGTCCTTTTTGTTTAATAAGGAACAGATATGACTATGTCGCGCGTAATTTCGCTGGCGGCAGGGGTTTCCCTGTCCGTTTTATTTTCCACTGCTGCCGTTGCCGATAACGGAAGAGGAAGCGGCAACAGCAATATTGAAAACCAGACCCGGATTTATACCGGCACCGACCGTGGGCAGAAACAGCACCGCGAGGCAAAGGGAAAAACAATCACGCGGAGCGTCCAGTGTTCTCTGCCGGCATATTTACGTGACCCGGATAATCAGTGCTGAGATGTGAATGAATCTGAAGCCTGCCTGCGGGCGGGCTTTTTTATGGAGGTAATATGCCAGTACTTATTTCCGGCGTACTGAAAGATGCTACGGGAACGCCGGTACAGAACTGCACCATTCAGCTGAAGGCCTGCCGGACCAGTACGACGGTGGTCGTGAATACGGTGGCATCGGAAAATCCGGATGACGCCGGGCGCTACAGCATGGATGTGGAGCAGGGGCAGTACACTGTCACGCTCCTGGTGGAAGGGTATCCCCCGTCACATGCCGGAGTTATTACGGTTTACGATGATTCAAAACCGGGCACCCTGAATGATTTTCTGGGGGCCATGACGGAAGACGACGTCCGTCCGGAGGCGCTGCGGCGTTTTGAGGCGATGGTGGAAGAAGTTGCCCGCCAGGCATCGGAGGCTTCCCGGAATGCCACCGCCGCAGGACAGGCATCCGGGCAGGCGCAGACATCAGCAACTCAGGCAGCGGAAAGCGCCACGGCGGTAGCGAATGCAGCCGGAGCCGCAGAAACATCAGCCACACAGGCGGCCTCATCCGCAGCGTCTGCGGAGAGCAGCGCAGGTACGGCGACCACAAAAGCCGGGGAGGCGTCAGCCAGCGCGGCGTCGGCTGACACGGCCAGTGCGGCAGCATCCGCATCGGCAGCCGCAGCGAAAACATCTGAAGCAAATGCAGACAGTTCCCGCACTGCCGCCGATGATTCAGCTGCAGCAGCCGCCGCCAGCGCGACGGCGGCGCAGACATCAGCAGAGCGCGCCGGCGCATCCGAAACCGCCGCGAAGACGTCAGAAACGCAGGCGGCTTCCAGTGCCAGTGATGCAGGTGCGTCAGCAACCGCTGCGGCAGCGTCGGAAAAGGCAGTAAAAGCCTCGGAAACCAGTGCAAAAACATCTGAGACAAACGCAGCAGCGTCAGCCACTGCGGCAGAGGACAGCGCAACAGCCGCTGCCACCTCAGCATCGGAAGCATCCAGTCAGGCAACCGCATCAGCGACCAGTGCGTCACTGGCAGCACAAAGCAGTGGCGCTGCCGGAGACGCTGCAACCAGATCCGAAGATGCGGCGAAACGGGCTGAAGATATTGCTGCCGCAGTACACCTGGAAGATGCCAGCCTGACGAAAAAAGGCATCGTTCAGTTGAGCAGCGCCACGGACAGTGACAGCGAAGCGCTGGCGGCCACACCAAAGGCGGTCAAAGATGTCATGAGCGAGACGCAAACCAAAGCCCCGCTGGACAGTCCGGCACTGACCGGTACGCCAACGGCACCAACACCGGAAATAACAGCTGCAGGTCTTGAAATTGCCACGGCAGCGTTTGTGGCTGCGAAAGTGGCACAGTTGGTTGGTTCTGCACCGGAAGCGCTGGACACGCTGAAAGAACTGGCTGACGCGCTGGGCAATGATCCGAATTTTTCCACCACTGTACTGAATAAACTGGCGGGCAAGCAGCCACTGGACGAGACGCTGACGGCGCTATCAGGAAAAAGCGTTGACGGTCTTATCGAATACGTTGGTTTAAGGAGCACAATTGATAAGGCTGCCGGTGCTTTGCCTGCTGGTGGTACAGCTGTTGCGGCAAACAGACTGGTGTCACGCGGCGCACTTCCGGCATTGACGGGTACGACAAGAGGCGGCGATAGCGGCCTGATAATGGGTGAGGTTTACAACAATGGTTATCCGACGCCATACGGAAATATTTTGCGTCTGACCGGAACCGGTGATGGAGAAATCCTCATTGGCTGGAGTGGGGTTAACGGTGCGCCAGCGCCAGCCTATATTCGCAGCCATCGAGATACCGCCGATGCTGAGTGGTCCGAATGGGCAATGCTCTACACCACACTAAACCCACCTCCGGATTCGCATCCAGTAGGGGCGGCGATTGCATGGCCGTCTGATGCTACTCCGGCAGGTTACGCTCTGATGCAGGGGCAGTGCTTCGATAAATCTGCTTACCCGTTACTGGCTATAGCGTATCCGTCCGGCATTATCCCTGACATGCGAGGCTGGACAATAAAGGGTAAGCCCATCAGTGGACGTGCTGTACTGTCGCAAGAAATGGACGGCAACAAATCGCACTCGCACACCGCGCGGGCGCAGGATACTGACTTAGGGACAAAATCCACCTCATCCTTTGATTACGGCACGAAATCGACCAATACCACGGGCAACCATACTCACCAGTTCGGCGGTTATATCAATTCATACTGGGGAGATTCCAATCACACCTCATTTCAGCCTGGAGGTGGTGCATGGACACAGGCCGCTGGCGACCATGCGCATACAGTTTATATCGGAGGACACGAGCACACCATGTATATCGGTCCACACGGCCACGTCGTTATTGTGGACGCAGACGGTAATGCGGAAACCACGGTTAAAAATATTGCATTTAACTACATAGTGAGGCTGGCATAATGACTTTTAAAATGAGCGAACAGGCGCAGACAATTAAAATTTTTAATCTTCGTTCAGATACAAACGAATTTATTGGCGCAGGTGATGCATATATTCCGCCGCACACTGGATTACCGGCAAACTGTACTGATATCGCCCCTCCTGATATTCCCTCCAGTCATATTGCTGTATTTGACGCTGAAACCCAAACATGGAGTCTGCAGGAGGATCACCGCGGCGAGACGGTTTACGACACAACAACCGGCAATCAGATTTATATCTCCGCTCCCGGCCCGCTACCTGAAAATGTCACATCAGTTTCACCAGATGGTGAATACCAGAAATGGGATGGTAAGGCGTGGGTAACAGACGAAGAGGCAGAAAAAGCAGCGCAACTTCGTCAGGCGGAGGAAACCAAAAACAATCTCCTGCAAATGGCAACGGAAAAAATTGCACCGTTGCAGGATGCGGTGGATTTGGGAGAGGCAACCGATGATGAGAAGACCCGGCTTATGGCGTGGAAAAAGTACCGGGTGCAGGTAAACCGGGTGGATACCACAAATCCTGACTGGCCGGATAAACCAGCCAGTAGTTTATAATTTGTCAGGAAAGCTCATGCCTTATTTATAGCAAATATGAAGAAGACCTGTCTGTCATAACTGATAAGGTTACTGGTTAGTATATTAAATTTATACTCAATGAACTCCACAAATTTTAAACCAATCTTCAGGGACGGGTATGGCAGCAGGCCAAAGAGTACACCACCTTCGATACATTGTATTAATTTTTTCTTCTTTTTTATGATATTGAGAGTCTGCCGCTATTGTAAGAGCAGAATATAGTGAAGGTGGTAATATTAAAACCATTGCTAAAAATACGCTCTTAACGTGTTTCATAATATGTTACCTGTTAAATTGTGACTCACTATCCTTACTGTTACAGCATCCTTTATTACAAATATTAAACGTAATTCATTACTACCAGGTGAGTAAATAAAAATAATTTATAAAATATTTACTTTAAATAAAAATGATAAGCAACATTCTATTTTCTATAGAAATTAATTCATATGAGAGTGAGTTCATGTGCTATTCAAATCCTTACTAGCTCCCATCCACTGGGAGCGCAGGCTGGGCGCCTGATTAGGGCAGGAGTACCGCGGCAGCAGGTAGCGATTATTTATGATGTGGGGCTGTCGACGCTGTACAGAAAGTTCCCGGCCTCTAAACTGGCTTAAATATGCGCATATGGCAATACCACCAGAAAATTTACAAAACCCATAATTTGAATTGAGAGAGAAACTTACAAACGAAGAGATGAATAATTAAACAGCCGTAGCGACTCCTGTATCTTGCGCGCAAATTCAAATGAAACTACTGTATATAAAAACAGTATTTGAGGTACGGATTATGGAATTTTTCAGACCTACAGAGTTGCGCGAAATTATTTCTCTGCCATTTTTCAGTTATTTAGTGCCGTGTGGCTTCCCAAGTCCCGCGGCAGACTACATTGAGCAGCGTATCGATCTTAATGAGTTGCTCGTTTCTCATCCCAGCTCAACGTATTTTGTCAAAGCCACGGGTGATTCAATGACTGAAGCAGGCATCAACGATGGTGATCTGCTGGTGGTGGATAGCTCACGAACTGCTGAACACGGCGATATTGTTATTGCAGCCGTGGATGGGGAGTTTACTGTTAAACGTCTGCAGCTGCGACCTACAGTTCAGCTCAATCCGATGAACAGCGCTTATTCGCCGATCATCGTCGACAGCGAAGACACTCTGGACGTATTCGGCGTCGTTACTTTCATCGTTAAAGCAGCGAGCTGAGTATGTTCGCACTTTTCGATGTTAATTCGTTTTACGCCAGTTGTGAAACTGTATTCAGACCAGATTTGAGAGGGCGTCCGGTTGTCGTACTGTCGAACAATGATGGTTGTGTGATTGCGCGTAGCACCGAGGCGAAGCAACTCGGTATCGCAATGGGTGAGCCATACTTCAAACAGAAAGAACGCTTCCAGCAATTTGGTGTTGTTTGCTTCAGCAGCAATTATGAGCTTTACGCTGATATGTCGAACCGGGTAATGACCACACTCGAGGAGATGTCGCCGCGGGTAGAAATTTACAGTATTGATGAGGCTTTTTGTGATCTGACGGGTGTACGAAGCCGCCGGGATCTGACAGATTTCGGGCGCGAGATAAGAGCGACAGTTCTGAAGCGCACGCACCTGACTGTCGGCGTATGCATTGCCCAGACGAAAACCCTTGCCAAGCTGGCTAACCATGCTGCGAAAAAGTGGCAGCGCCAGACCGACGGGGTGGTTGACCTGTCGAACATTGACCGCCAGCGTCGGCTGCTGGCCCTGATACCCGTAGAGGATGTCTGGGGTGTCGGCAGGCGCATCAGCAAGAAGCTCAATGCCATGGGAATCAAAACGGCTCTGGATCTCTCAGAGCAAAGCACCTGGATTATCCGCAAGCACTTTAATGTGGTACTGGAACGAACGGTCCGGGAGCTGCGTGGCGAACCATGTCTGGATCTGGAGGAGTTTGCGCCGGCAAAGCAGGAAATCGTCTGCAGCCGGTCATTCGGAGAACGCGTTACCGAATACGAACAGATGCGCCAGGCTATCTGCAGTTATGCTGCCCGTGGTGCTGAAAAACTACGTGGTGAGCACCAGTATTGCCGTTTTATCTCGGCGTTCGTCAAGACGTCACCGTTCGCGCTTAACGAGCCGTATTACGGCAATTGCGCGTCAGTGAAGCTTCTCACACCCACTCATGATTCCCGCGACATCATCAACGCTGTTGTTAAGTGCCTGGACAAAATCTGGCAGGATGGGCACCGCTACCAAAAGGCTGGCATTATGCTCGGGGATTTCTTTAGCCAGGGTGTCGCACAGCTTAACCTGTTTGATGACAATGCCCCACGTGCTGGCAGCGAGAAGCTGATGGAGGTGCTGGATCAACTCAACGCCAAAGGCGGGCGGGGGACGCTGTATTTTGCAGGACAGGGCATCCAGCAGCAATGGGCGATGAAACGTGAGATGCTTTCGCCGCGGTACACAACAAGGTTTTCCGATCTGCTGCGCGTTAAGTGACAGGCTCGATCATCTCTGGTCCCTGATTTTTCACATTGCCAACAGCTCGAGTCACGGCGTGCCAGATGAATTTATCTGCCTGCACTGCCCCGTCTGCTGCTATCTCTCCGGCTTCCTTTCCGCCAATATCCTGCCGCATCCATTCCCGCGCTGCTTCAGGTGACAGAACGAGAGGGCGGCGGTCGTGAATGTCTACCAGACCTTTATCGGCTGCAGCGGTGACAATCAGGAATCCTTCGGCATCATCACCGCGTTCGAACGGTATGCTGCCGATCGCCGCCATGAATATTGGCTGGCCGTCAGCCCGGTGGATGAAGTATGGCTGTTTCTTGTCGCCTTCCTTCTTCCACTCAAACCAACCATCAGCAAACACGATAGCTCGGCCATGTTGCCATAGCGGTTTAAACATTCTGCTGGTGGCCGCAGTCTCAACCCGTGCATTAATCAGCGGTGGTTTATCCCACCATCCGGGCGCAAATCCCCAGAATACCGGATCCAGATGCAGTTGCTCGTCGCGTTCACTGAGCAGCAGAACTTTGGTACCGGGCGCCACGTTGTACCGGCCTATAGGTTCAGGGTCATAAGCGATATCGCGCTCGGCTTCATCGGCCAGATATGCCAGGTATTCTTCGCGGGTCTGTGCTTGTGCAAAGCGTCCACACATATGAAACCTCCAGTCGGTCAGACTGAAAGTATAGAAGAGGATATGCGAGTGGCTGTTCCGGTGTTTCTCCGAGCGACCTCAACCAATGTAGAAGCTTCACTATTGGGGGGTGCCATTAGTAGCATCATGTTGAATGTACTGGCGTGAAAAAATTGGAATCTTGAAGAAAACTCTTCCCCAAAACTAAAATCAACGTTTTGATAATCAATGAGTTGTAAAAGACAGTTACTGGATTTTTTTGATAGTAGGAAGAATGATAATTTCAACTTTATCAAATGGTTGGTATGTTTTTGGCAATGTAATGCTGCGCCACATGCAGTGGTTCGAAGCGGCGGATCTGATTGTTAAAGGTATGGAAGGCGCGATTGCCGCGAAGACCGTGACCTATGACTTTGAACGCCTGATGGAAGGCGCTAAGCTGCTGAAATGTAGTGAGTTTGGCGACGCGATTATCGCAAATATGTAA